GAACGAACAGCTCCCACATCGGGGTGTCGGCGGCCAGGAACGACGCAGAAAGGTTGGTCTTCTGGGTCGGATCCATCAGGGTCTTGCTGGCGGCGTCCCAGGTGAACAGGCGCTTGCTGGTCGGCGCGGTGACGTCGGCAGCGAACTCTAGGCTGGTCAGGTCGGAGCCGGTGCGGAGACCGCCTGCGTTCTTGTTCGCATACGACATGCCGGCCATGGTCAGGAAGGCCAGCTGATCGATGCGGTCGGACAGCCAGTAGGCCAGGGCGTCGCGGGCGTTGGAGCGGAACTCCACCACGGACTTCTGATCGGCCATGCGACCTTCGTGGCGGTTGGCGTGACGCAGTTGATCGATACGGATCACCTGGTCGAAGGACTTCATCGCCTCTTCGTTGCCTTCCAGAGTGCGGTCACCGGCAACGCCGTCGCCTTCGAGGTCGGTCAGCAGGGTGATGACGGCGCGGGCGCCCTTCTCGGACTTCTTCAGCTCGGTGATGTGCTGAATCATCGAGTTGGCGTCGGTGCCCAGGAACTTGCCGATGAAAGACTGGTTGCGGGCCTGGCGCCAGAGATGCTTCGACCAGGTGGTCTTCTGCTCGTTGGTCAGGGCCGCGAAATTAGTAAAGCTCATGCTCGGAACCTCCGTGGTATGTGAGCCGAAATTCGCGAATGGACTTGGTGTCCTCCAACACTCTCTCGCGGTGTCTGCGTCTGCCTGTGTCGCTGGCAAAGTGCGAATCACGGCCTTTCACGGGGTCGAGTCGTCCTGTTGGTATCCCGCTCAGGATGCGGGGTTGGCATGCTACAAACCGCCTGCCAGGGTTGGTTCGGTGGATGTCATCGACATCCACCGAATTGCGGCAACTCTAACAGATTTCGTCAGAGCTGCAAATACAACGAGACAAGGATCACCCCCTTTCGAGTTGCAGATTCATTAGCCCTTGAGATCGCGAACGATCTCGACGATGCGGCCGGCGTCATCGGTTCCAAGGATCTCCATCAGCTCGTGAACCAGCTTCAGCCGGGCCTCTTGCTGCAGGGACTCCAGGGTGTTGGCAAACCCGAAATCTCCGTCAACACACAACCAGTCCTCGGCCAAGGCGTCGCTACAGCTCGGGGCCCAGGTGCTCACGCCACCGTCGGCACCCTTCAGGTCGATGTGCGGGCGGTAATTGATCTCCGTGCCTTCCGGGTAGATGCCGAGAAGTGGAGGCCGGTTGACTTTGAAGTTGGAGCCCGGGACTAGGAACACGAACATCCCCTTCCCGTTCCAACCCTCACGGGCGACGCGATGACCAGCCTTCAAGGCCTCGAGTGCTTGTCCGAAGTTCATCACTTTCTCCTCAGAATGCAGCGATACGTTCGCCAAGGATGTCGCTGTATTCGATCATCGCCAGGCGCTGGCGCTTCAACCGGCCGCGCTCGTCGAGAGGAAGGCCGCCGAACACCTGGCTGCCGGCGATGAACTGAGTGAGAAGGGCGATCTTCTCGTCGAGCGCCGCCTTCTCGTCGACGACGCGCTGCTGGTGGGGTGCGAGGTTAGACATAGTCACCCCGCAGCTTGGCCAGCTGTTCGTCGGTCAGGGCGCCAAACTCCTTGTCGGTCATCTTGTCGACGTCGAGCTCGGAGCTCTTCGCACCGGCCGCGCCGCTGTCGAGGCCGACGTCCCGCATTGACCCGGGCTGCTTCTTGGCAGCGTCGACCGACTTCTTCAGGGCCTCCTGCCGGCGCTCTTCGGCCTTGTCGTCCTTCTTGGGCTCTTCCTTGTTCTTGGTGGCGCCGTACAGCTCCATGATCTCCTTGCCGGCTTTGGCCAGGGCCTGGGACGGGGTGAGGCGTTCGGCGGACATCAGGCGCTGCTGCTCAGCGACGATGAGGTCTACAAACCGCGGGTTGTACTCGTTGGAGTCCTTGTTGAGCACAGGGTATTCAGCCTCGAGGTGATCCACCACGCCGTTGACCAGGGCGGTCTCACGCTCGATCTGCTGCTCCTGGGTCATCTTGGTGCTGACCTGGGCGGCGGTTTTCTCGGAAGCCATGGCGGTCTCGAGGGCGGCCAGCTTGCGGTCTTCGGCGCGGATCTGGCGGCGCAGCTCGGCGGCCTCCTTCGACTGGCCGTCTGCCAGCAGCTCGGCGAACTTGGCCTCCATCTCGTCGATCTTTGCCTCGGCGGACTGGATCTCGGCGACGCGGGGGTCAACCTCGGGGGCCTTCTCTTCTTGCTTGGTGCTGATCTTTGCCCGAATCTCAGCCAGCTCACGCTCCAGGGCGTCCACCCGCTCGCGCTCCTTGGCCACAGCCTCGTCGAAGCGGCTCTTCGGAATGCGCGGCTCGTCACCGTCATCCTTCTTGGCGAACTTGCCGTCGGGACCGCGCGGCTGCTCTTCGCCCTTGCCCTCCGGCTCTTCGATCCCATCCTTCTTGAACGGGTCGTCCGTGGGCTCATCGGCCTTCGTGGCGGCCTTGGGTTCGGGTTCGAAGTTGTCGCCGCGATCCAGCAGGCTCAGGTCTTCGTTGTCATCAATTCCGGGCATCACTTTTCTCCTGCTTCAGTTTTCTCGTTTCGAAAGCTCTCGACCTGCCGCATCTGCGCTTCTTTCTCGCGCAGGGCCATGTCTTGAGCGCCTTGCTGCTTACGAAGCTCGAGGTCCACGGCGTGCTCCTCGCGCTTGAACTGCATCTCCTGGGCCAGCTCTTCGCGGCGCAGGTCCAATTCCATCTGCATCTTTTCCCGCTGCAGCTCGATGTCGGCCACGGCCTTCTCACGCTCGAGCTGCAGCTCGGCCTGCGGGTCTTCGCTGCCGATCTTGGCCATCTCAGCCTGGGCCTTGGCGATCTTGAGCTGGGCGTCGGCCTCCTTGACCTTGGCCTCAGCTTCGGCTGCCGCAACCTGGGCGGCGTAAAGCCGCATGTCGAGCTCGGCCTTCTGCTTGGCCTCGGGGCTGTCCTGGTCACCCTCCATCTGCTTGATGATCTCGGCCTTCCGCTGCAGGCGGCTCGACTCGATGATGACGCTGTCCGGGATGGCGATGCCCTGCTCCCGCATGGCCATGACCTGGTCGAACTGGGTGTCCTCGAGGGACTCGCGATACGGCTGGCTGGTGACCGTGATCGAGTATTCGCCGATGGTCAGGTCGTTGACGATCTGGCCGCTGGCCGCGTCGTACTGGTTGACCATCAGGGTCTCAGGCTTGCGCGTCGGGTCTTCCTTGATGATGGTGATCAGGCGCTCTTCGATGTAGTAGTCCTGCACCATGTGGAGGACGTTGCGCGCAAGCAGGTAGTCGCTGCGGCCCAGGTTGTCGAGCGGCTTGGCGTGGGTGGTGCTGCCGGCCTGGCGCTTCGTCTGGATGGCCTTGGCGGCCACATCCTCACGGTCGAACCCCTGCATGGAGTCAGACACGCCGGAGATCCCCTTGATGTGCTCCTCGGCCTTGTAGCTGATCCGGTCGAGGCCGGTGGGGGTGGCGTTCGGGGTGATCTTCTCGGCGCCATCGACCTCGTTGAGCTCAAGGACCAGGCCGGTCTGGGCGCCACGCTGCTCAAGCTCTTCGATCGACATGTTGACCAGCGAGCCGGCCTTGATCTTCCAACCGGAGTTGGCCGTGGTGTTCACCACGTGGAGTTCCTGGCTGGAGGTCTTGTTCAACAGTTCCTGAGAGCCGATCAGGTTCTCCACCAGGCCGATCGTCTTCCCCTTGCGGAAGAACGGGAAGTACGGGATCAGGGTGAAGTGGCGGTAAGGCGACCAGTCGTCATGCAGCACCACGTTGTCGGCGGTGACCGTCCAACGGATCCGGCGGATCAGCTTCTTGATCACGGAGATGTCTGGGCCTGCGGTGTCGAGGTAGTGGGCGATCCGGTTCCGGTCCCACTGGCTCGGCACGGCCACCAGGTCTCCCGTTTTCACGTTCACGAAGTGCTCGCACTTGTCGAGCCGGCGGTACTGGCGCTCCAGCACGCGCACGTTACGGCGGGTGTTGTGGGAGTCGATGACGCCATAGGCGCCGGCCAGCAGCTGGTTGCCCCCGAAGCGGTCGCGCATGCGGTCGATCGAATCGTAGCCGTATGGGAACGAGGAGCCGTCGCGGAACTTGAGGATGTCCGCGTCCTCCTTGGAGTAGAGGATCTCGATGTCCTGCGGAGTCAGCCACTTCGTGACAAACACATCACCCCAGGTGTCAGGGTCGTACTCGCAGGCGTCCGGGTCGATGACGACGTTCTTGGAGTTCTCGTTGGTGATTCGAACTTCACCCTGCATGCTGTCGGTGAAGTCCAGGCGCACGTCGAGGAAGCCGCGGGACCGAATGCAACCGTCAGCGAACAGCTCGGAGCGGGCCCACTGCATCTGGTTGTTCTGGGCGATCTGCATCCAGACCTTGGTCAGAGCTTCGGCGGTCTCCTCCGGGGAACCCTTCACGGCGCGATACAGGATCTCGGCCCGGTTCTCGATCTGCACCCCGAAGAGGGTGGCCAGGGTCGGCAGGATCTTGTTGATGGCGAGCGCCGGCCGGCGCTGGGCCCGCAGGGCCGCCAGGTCTTCGGCCGACCACTGCTGACCGGCGAAGAAGTCCTCGCAGGCCTCGGCCTTCTTCAGGAAGTCGAGGTGGCCACGGTCGCGGCAATAGGAATACCGATACCACTGCTCGCTGGCGACGTCGATGTTAGTGGGCATGGCTTGCACCCTTCTTTCTATTCTCTGCTTTGGTTACCGGGCGCAGATTTGACTCAACATGCAGGCCGCAGACAGTTTTACCTTGCAATGGAATGACGTGATCGACTTCCAAACCCAAAGCACGCGCAGACTTGTAAATTTCATTCATGCGAGGCCGATTCGCCCACCCCGGGGTGGCCCTGACCACAGCCAAACGGCGCTTGCCGGAAAGAGCGCTGGCCCGCTCTGGGTTATTTGCACGCCATTCGATTGTCTTTTGCTTGATGCGCTCAGCGTTCAGCATGTAATACACCCGGGCGTTCTCACTCCTCCGGGCCCTGTTGGCCTCCACATAAGCAGCCTCTTTTTCTGGGTTGCGAGACCTCCATGCCTTCTTAATTTCGTTGGATCTATCTCTGTTTTCTTCCGCCCAGCGCTTGTCATACGCCTTCTTTTTCTCAGACTGACCCCAGACCTTCTTATTCGCCTTGATCTTCTCAGCGTTCTTCCTTCTGTATTCGCGGTCATACGCCGCTTTCGCAGCTTTCTTTTCGGCAGCGCTGGCGACGTCGATGTTAGTGGGCATGGGCAATTTCCTTGAGGTGATCGGCCTCTGCCTTCTTGATCTGCGCGTAGAGCTCGGCCAAGGCCTCCTTCGGCGTGTCCATCAAGACATCGATGTCCCAGAACGTGCGCTTGACGCCGTTCTCGCACTCAACGATGTGCGCTGACCCAGACACAACGGCCCTTGCCGCGAAGTCGTGGCTGCCGAAGCCGGCGCCCAGGATGGCGTCGATGAGGAGGATCTCCGGGGAGACAGGCAGATCGGTGAAGAAGAGAGGCGTCACTTGAGCCTCTTGAGCTTGTAGAGCGTGGAGCGGTTGAGCTGGACGATCTCGTCGACGATGTTGTCGAGGTGGGTGTCGTCGCTGTCCCAGCACTTGTGCCGGTTGGCCTTGATCCAGTCGTCCAGCCCCTTGATGAGCTCGATCGGATCGGACACAGGGGTGTAGCGCGCCGGGAAGTTCTCGATGACGCCGTACTCACCCATGTACGCCTCGGCCAGGCTGTCGACGAACCCGATCAGCTCGGTGTAGTAGTCGTCGAGCGCCTTGTGCTTGGCATAGCTCGTCGTGGTGAGGTGCAGCACATGCGCGTTGGTGCGCGCATGGAAGCAACGCATGATGAGTTCGCCGATCATTTCCAGCTCTTTTCAGATCTGATTCAGAGTGCGGCAGAGTCTATCAGATCACGAGGCCTTGCGCATGCGGAGCACGGCGTCAACTACCCGCTCGCGAATCTCATCCGGCTTCACCTTGAAGGTCAGGACGTAGTCATTCTCGCGACACACCACCACCTGCTCAGAGATCCGCATGCGCACCGCTTGACCCTGGAAGCTCGGCAAGCGCCCCTTGGCGGTGGCAATCACCTCGGCCAGGCCGGCCAGCTGGATCTTCGTGACCAGCGTTCCGTTGACGACGGCCCGGGCGAACACCTCGGCCGCGAGGGTGATGCTGACCTCGATGGTGCCGGCGGCGGTGACCTTGGCGAACGTCGAGCCGGCCAGCGGGATCTTCGTGACGAGGTTGCCGCCGCCGGTGACGAGGGAGGTGGCTGCACCTGCCAGGCGAACCTGGGTGGTCAGCGCGCCGGAGGCAGTGCTGGAGGCCTGCGCGTTGGCGCCAAACTGCTTGCTGGTGAAGAAGAGCGTGGCGGTGCTGGCGGACTGGGCTGCGCCTGCGCCGGCCAGGCGCACCTGGGTGGTGATCGTCGCATCCACCGACGAAGACACGCTTGCGCTGGCAGCCAGGCGGATGCAGGTCGTCGCCGCGCCGGAGGCGGTCGCCAGGCCGGAGGCGGCGGCAGAGAGAAGCGCACCAACAACCAGGGCGCCGGTGGCCGTGGCCTGGGCCTGGGCTGCACCGGCAATCGGCTTCAGCGTGGCGAGCACGCCGGAGGCGGAAGAGCTTCCTGCGGTGGCTCCGGTCAAGTTGATGCCGGTGGTGAGTGCGGCGGTGGCGGTGACCTGGCACGTGGCGTTGGCGTTGAAGCCGGTACCGAGGGCAAGCGTTGCGGTTGCGCTGACCTGGGATGCGGCGGTGCCCTGCAAGCGCACCTGCGTGGTGAGCGCGCCGGAGGCAGAGGTCTGACCGGCGGCGGAGGCCGACAACCCAGCGCCCGTGGCGAGGGTGGAGGTAGTGGTGGTCTGGGTCTGGGCGGCTCCAGCCAGCCGGATGCCGGTGGTCAGCGCGCCGTTGGTGGAGACCTGCGCAGTGCCGGTGCCGGCCAGGAGTGCCCCGGTGGTCAGCGTGGCGGTGGTAGTGCAGACCGATGTGGCCAGACCCTCGAGGCCGGAGCCTGCTGTGAGCGCGGCGGTGGCGGTGACAACACCCTGCGCGGCAGCCGCGAGCTTGATCTGGGTGGCCAGCGCCGCAGTGGCAGTGACCTGGGCGGCGACGGCCGCCGTCGGCCGGATGGCCGTGGTCAGCGCACCCGAGGCGGTCGAGGTGCAGCTGGCCGCACCCTGTAGGCGGACCTGCGTGGTGACGGCGCCTATGAGGGTGGCCTGGACTGCGCGGCTTGCCGCCAGGCGGATGGACGCGGTGAGCGCGCCGCTGGCGGTGGCCTGGCCGGCGGCGGTGGCCTGCAGCGAGGTGCCGGCGGTGAGCGCGGCGGTCGCAGTCACCTCGGAGGACGCGACACCTTCCAGCTGGATGCTGGTGTTCAGATCCGCGGACGCTCTCGCCTCGGAGGAGGCGGTGCCTTGCAGGCCGGCACCGGTCGTCAGGGCGGCCGCGGCGGTGCACACCGTGGTGCATGCCGCAGCCAGACGAACCTGCGTGGTCAGCGCGCCAGTGGCGGTGGCTGTAACCGTCCGACTGGCTGCCAGGCGCACCTGTGCGGTGAGTGCGCCCGTGGCGGTGACGGTGGCCTTGCGCGCAGCTGCCAGCCGAACCTTGGTGGTGAGCGCACCAGTGATGGTCGTGACAGCCGTGCGCGCCGCAGCCAAGCGGATGGCTGCAGTGAGTGCCGCGGTAGAGGTGACCAGGGCGGAGCGCGATGCAGCCAGACGCACCTGGGCGGTGAGCCCGCCTGTGACGGAGGCGACAGCCGCCGCGGAGCCAGACAGTTTGATCTGGGTGGTCAGGCCACCCGTGGCGATGGAGCTGGCCGCGCCGGAGCCTTCGATGTTGTTGTCGACTACCGCGGTCGGGAGCGGCATCAGGTTACGTGCGGTAGCGTAAACCTGCCAAGGGTTCGCAGACAGGGAGAGCAGCTGCCCCTTCGTGCGCTTGGTGTTCAGCCAGATCGCATGATGGTGCACGCGCTCAAACTGCGCATTCCCAGAGTTGTTCATCTGGAGCAGCTTGAGCTGGTTCGCCTGCAGCTCAGGGCCAATGTAGCCTGGGAAGCCGATAACCCAGATGTCTGTCGTGAGCGGACACTCCACTCCATTCACGAAGGCTGAGATGGTGCCGGCCTGGCCGTCGTAGTGACAGACGATGCTGTTCGGCGTGCCATCGAACTTGATGAAGCCGCCCGCACTCTTGCGGATGCACACCGCGCCGGTGCTCATCGCATCCCGGACGCCGAACTGAACCTCACCGCTCGGGGTGATTTCAAGGTTGATCTGGGTGGTCTCGCCGCTCGTCCAGGCCGGCGAGAGGTTGAAGTTCACAGACGGGGTTGAGGCGATGGAAACGACCATCGACACCGTGAATTGCGTGCCGTAACCCAGGGCCGCCTGGACGATCGGCAGCACGCCGGCTGAGTATTGACCGTTGCGGTACAGCGCCAGGCCTGCCTTACCGGCGACCTGGGTCATCGACGGGTCGACGCCTGACCAGACGCTCTTCCCGCTGACCAGCTCGCGCATCGACGGCATGTGCGTGAGGGCCCACAGGCCTTGGCGCCACTCCGGCGCTATGGGCGCAACTTGCTGAGGCTGCGAGCCCCGCTGTCGCCGGTCAATCAGGACAGTCATGGGGCGGGCTCAGGTGTAGTAAATCTCGCGGTAGCTGGCACTCACGGTACCGCCGAGGGCGGTGCCGGCGTCGTTGTGGAGCACGATGCCCCACTTGGGCGGCATGCTGCCGAAGGCGACGGAGATGTCGAAGACGCCCACCTGAGTCACCGCGGCAGCGCCCTGGTTGAGCTGGATGATGCCCAGCAAAACCAAGTTCGTCGGCGCTCCCAGCGTGATGGCCTTGTCTGTGCCGTCCACGTTGTCAACGGTAGAGCTGGCGCCCGAGTAGTCGGTGCCGTCCGAGGATCGGTAACCGTAGACCGCCACCTGCTTGTTCCCGCTCGGCGCGGTGGAGGTGGTGAGAATCTTGACCTCCACCAGAGCACCCAGGACGTTCTTCGTTGTGTCTGTGGTTATAGCTGCGCTGGCCCGCGCAGCGTTGGACGCAAGGGAGGCCGCGGAGATGGTGATGGCGGTGTCGACGCCGTACTGGAGAGCCATCAGAGACCTCGCATCGCTTCAATGACCTCGGTCACAGAGACCGGGGCCGGGATTACGGCCAGAGCCAGCAGCTTGTCGCGCTGCTCCGGGGTGAGCACGTTGGTAAAGCACAACTGGTGCACCTGGTCCCTGGTGCTGAGCAGGGCGATGTCGAGTCGCCCCTGCTCCAGCAGTGTCCAGGCCCACTTGATGGCCGGCACGTTGGCGCGCATGCCCTCAAGAGTGTCGAGCACCGCAGGTCCGTCCACCAGGCCCAGCGCGTCGATGATCGTGCCGAAGCCAATCAGGGTCGTGCTGAGCCGGGTGCGCCCCTGGCTGACAAGCTCGGCGATCTGCCCGTGCTCCTTCGCTTCGATCAGCTCAGGCGGACATTTCGCCTGGATCTCGTCAATCAGGGACATAGTCAGGCACCTCAGTTGTCGATCTGCAGGGACAGTGCGGCGGCGGGGAAGGACGGGGCGGCGTCGCCGTTGTTGACGGTCTTGCTGGTGGTCAGGGCACCCCAGAACAGCAGGTTGCCGCCGGTGACCGCGTCATAGATGCCGAAGTGGGTGACGACACCCCAGTTCGCCGTCGGAGTCGGGAAGGTGATGGCGCCGTTGTTGCTGGTGGTGCCGGAGGTGCCGGACGACGCCACGGTGGACGCGGCCGCCTGGGTGCCGGCCCAGTTGGCCAGCGAGGACGCCACGCTCACCCGGGCATAGGAGCCGCCGGCCACTTCGGTGCCGCCGCCGGCGTCCGACGGGGCCGCGGTGAGCAGCGCCACATGCAGGTTAGTCGGGCCGGTGCCGGCCGCCGCGGAGGCGCCGGTGATACCGATGGCCTGGCCGCGGAACAGCCAGTCGATGATCTTGTTTTCCAGAAAGTCGGACAGTGCAGCCATGATGGTTCCTTAGGAGATGGTGGTGACTTCGTCGGTTAGCGCGAAAGCGCCGGCAAGAATCGGGGTGACGACCCCGTTGGGATCCTCGGTCTCGAGGTCGTACACACCGGTCTTCCACGTGGCACCGACGAAAGCGTCCGCGGGGAAGTCCAGGGTGATTCGCTTGGTGACGGCGTCAAGGGTGATG